CGTGGCACCAGAGGCACCTTTGAATGGTTCTGTTTTACTTTCGTATTTAAAACCTAGTAAATCTAATCCTGATGTATAAGCTTTTTCCCAATCACCTCTTGAAGATTTATAATCTTGATAGTTTGCAGACAACTCTTGACCGATAGGTGCAAGAACATCATCAGGTAATAACTCTGCTAAGTTTGCAAAGTGTCCTTGATCTTCGCCAGGGTTTACTTGTGAGGGATCGAAGTTGACATCAACACTACCATCTTCGTTAGGTTGAACGTCAACAGGTGCTTGAGGATCTTTTTGCTGTTCCTCTAATTCAATATTAATGTCTTCAGGGTTAGGTATATTTATAGTTTGCTCTACGTTTGGAAGAGCCTTATCTACGTCTGCCATTATTTTTCTCCAATCGGACCACTTTAACCTTTTTATTTTTAATATTCAACCCCTGTGGGTTAGGTCCTCTTTTAGGCGGTGCCCCTGTTGTTAGTTTTTTTCCCATATTACCAATAGTAACTATATTTTCTTGGGGGTCTTTTTTCATCTTTATAATCTTCAGGATGCGAAATCAAACCTCCCTGTCTAAATCTCATAACAGCTTGAGTCATAGAGTCAACTAAATCATCATGCTCTCCATACGGAAAAGCAGCACATTCTTCTATAACTTCTTGAGCGAATTGCTTATGCGTAGGAGCCCATATCATACCACTTTCAAATAAAGGTGCAACTGAATTCACTCTTGTATGCTTATCATTTCCTTTTGATGGACTAAAATTTACCACAGGTATACCCATAGCTCTAAGTTCATAAGTTAGTGGTAGTCCTGATGCTTTTGCCTCAACTAACACAGTCTCTGGTTGCCAGTAATCATATTGCTCTTTTGCAGCTCTTCTTAGTTCAGGAAACTCTAATCTTTCTTTCATAGCATCTAATAATATTAATTGTGGTGCCGTGTCTTCGTTTTCTTGAAACACGCCCCAAGTTGTAATAGCAGAATAGTCGGCAGTTTCTTTTTTCATGAATGCAGTATCATAAGATTGTATAACATGTTTTAATGCAGGTAGATGATCCTTATCCCAATCATTCCACCACTCACGTTTTATAATTGCACCTTCTTCTGATGTTGGGTTTTGCATCCACTGTGCATTCCATTTACCAACAGATAGTGATGCTTTAACTGCTTCAAGTTCTTTTAGTTCCCAATACTCTGGCCAAACAGGTTTACCTGATGGCATTACTGCAGGAAATTCTACAATCTCCCATTGATCTGCTTTTGTTTCTTTTTGAGATTGCAACAACATTCCTGTTAAATCTTTTGTATTCCATCTTGTCATTACACAAACAATTTTACCACCTGGTTGCAAACGTTGTCGTGGTCCTGATGTATACCACTCGTATGCTCGCTCTAAAGCTTGCATGTTCATAGCGTCTTGCTCTGAGTGTGGATCATCAATGATTAATAAATCTGCACCTCGACCTGTAATAGCACCCCCGACACCTGCTGCGAAATACTCGCCACCTTGAGCAGTTTCCCAGCGACCAGCGGCTTTGCTATCTTCTTGTAATCTTGTCTTAAATATCTTTTGATATTCTTCACTGTCAATTAAGTTCTTAGCTTTACGACCAAACCTTACAGCAAGTTCTCCTGTGTGGGTCGTTTGAATTATTTTTAGCTTGGGACTTCTGCCAATCATCCAAGCAGGTAGCAGCGAGGATGCAAACTCAGACTTTGTATGTCTTGGCGGCATATTCACGATTAATCTTTTAACTTTGCCTTCTGCCATATCATTAAATTTTTGTGCAATAATTTTATGATGATAGCCCTCAATGAAATCAGGCCAGATATGTTTAACGAAACTTAAGAAGTCACTTTTTACTTTGTCTTCTTTCTTTTTCTCTTCTAGCTGTAAGTACATCTTCATGAAGTCTTTACGTACGTCAGCGGGTAATTTCTTTATCTTTTCTAAATCGATTTTCATTTTGAAAAATTTTTTGCAGAATTTTTTTACACTTCTGTTTTAAACAATTATTATTGTATTCCTTATGCTTTTACAAATCAATAATGATTTTGGGTCCCTTAAACGTATAAATCCGACATTATATACTACATATCTATACTACATACGCACAATAGAGAGTTAAGAAATTAATGTCCTTCGGACTTTGACTTTGTTGTGGTACCTCTATCGAGGCACCACGCGACAAGTGGCTAAGCCACAAATAAAAAAAGCCCGTTGCTATTTCTAGCAACGGGCAACGAGGTAACCTATTTAATATTGCTTACCTATATCTATTTAATTTGTCGTCTTCATTACTTGACGCTAGATAGATACAACCAATAACGCCCAACCCTAACACGCAATATAACATAGGTTGCAATAATCTAGGGTCAGCAATTGCCAACATTATTAAACAATTATTAATCATCGTTATAAGTCCGAATTGTATTTTACGCATTTTTCCCCCTTGTTAGTTGTTTACTTATTCCAATGATTTTGTAAGAAGTCTTGATGTTCAACTTCTTCTTTAAAATCATCAGAGCCGTTATTAATAAATTCTTGATTATATTCCAAGATGTTATTAAATTCTTTTTCATCAACAAACTTATTTAATTCTAAGTCTCTTAATAAATCGTGTTCTTTGTTTTTATCTATCATTTTTTACCCTTTGTTTGATTGTCGATTATTTGTTCGTGTTTTTGCCTCTCGCTCATCTTCTTAGCAAGTGCAACGGCTTTAGCCCCGTGCTTATCTAAAAAAGATTTATACGCCATTTTTCTATAATCACGAATCAAGTCTTTTATATATTTACTGTACATATGCTTTTTTAGAGCTTTATTTGTTCGGCTCGTTGCTGTCGGTCTAACTCTTTCGCATTATTTAAAAGAGCATTACATACAGCGTCTTTTTTTTGCTCAGTTGCCTTGTCATCAGCTATTATTTTAATAGCTAGTTTTGTCATGTCCTCAATACTAATATCATTATGAGTATTAGGACTAGGCATAGGCATTTTTATTATATCTTTATATTTCATATTTTACCCTCTAGTTATAAGTCTTTTCTCTGATTAGTTTATCAACTTCATTATTAAAGGCTTGCCAATTTCTGACAAACTTTCTCAATTTGAAAGACTTCTTTTCTTCTTTTGCTTTATCATAAATAATTAAAAATTTTTCTAAAAGAGTTCCAGAGAAAAGAGGAAAGTTTTTATTTTCTAAAAACTTTCGTATCCTCAAAGTTCTATTATAGCCAAAACTATTAACTATATTTTTTGTTTTTTCTTTCATATTTGAATATATAGACATTTTTAAAATAATTTCAATGGGGATAATATAGGATTTTGCCTTAATTTTGCCACAATTTTAAAAGAATAATCGGACTATGAAAGATAAAAAAATAAAATGTGAAAACTGTAAAAAAGAAATAAACTTGAAAAATGCTATTATTATTTTTTCAGTTTATTTTTGTAGGGGGTGCAATGGCTAGTTATCCAATATGGAATAAAATCACGGCTTGTATCTATAAAGGGGGTAAGTCATATGGGGTTAAAAATGAAGGAACAAATGAAATTTTAGTAGGGACAAGTTCTAAAAATTCTCATAGCTTTATTAATACAAGAGTAACACATAGAAAAAACGAAGACGGAACTAGAACTTATCATTATTATATTGACGGCAAATTATATGCTAAGGGCGTTTTAATTGGTGATGAGTTTAAAAAAGAATTAGTAGCTTGAGCCCTGACCAGAAGATACATATGTAGGCAATCTAAGTGCACGCAACTTCTGGTCTGGGGTCAAGCGATCGACTAGCGACGGTTAGTGAAAAATGTATACACTCTGTCGCTTGGCCAAACTTGAGCCCTGATCCAATGTAAATTAGCCTAAAGTGAAACACACTGGATCTGGGGTCAAGAACACTGGGGAGCCCCAGCGTGGAGTACTTGACCCCTAAAACCACAAGCGAGTTATAATTTTTCAAATATCAAGGCACAAGCGGGTAAATCACAAGCGACAGGCGGGGTTTTCATGCCACAAGACACAAGCGACATGATTTGGTCGCCTGTATAAAGTTTATAGAGACTAGCAACGGGGGTGTTTTGCTTGATTAGGATAAATGAGTTTTTTG